ACCATGAGAGAACTCACAGTAGGTAGTAACTTAACAGCTGGTTCATCTAATAAGGTATACACCATCCCTAAAGGATGTAAAGGTATTGCTACTCTATTAATGATTTCTAATGCTGGCGGTAGCTCTAAATCAGTTACTGCTGTTTGGTATGATAAGTCTGACAATACTAGTATAACTATTTTAGGAGGACATTCTGTTAGTGCAGGTAGTTATGTAGTGTTCGATCAAGGTCGTATGGTGTTTGATGAGTTTGATGAACTACGAATTACTCCAGAAGCAGGTTCTACATTCTCAGTTATTTTTACAGTAGAACTCTTACAATCCACAGCGTATCAGAACGGAAGCTAATCATGCCACTGAAATCAGGTACATCGCAGAAGACTATCTCTACCAACATCCGTAAAGAAATGAAAGCTGGTCGACCACAGAAACAGGCGATCGCAATAGCTCTAAGCAAAGCAGGAAAATCTAAACCACAACCAAAGAAAAGGAAATAATCAGGCCAATGGTCAAAGACAAGAAGTTCCCATATACAGCTAAGGGTAAGAAAGAAGCTAAGTCGTATGCTAAGGCAACTGGTTCAACTGTTAAAGCTAAGCCAGCTAAGAAGATGGGTGCTAAGCGTGGCTACTAAGCCTGGACTTTATGTCAACATCGCAGCCAAGAAGAAGCGTATCGCTGCAGGATCTGGTGAGAAGATGCGTAAGGTAGGTAGCAAAGGTGCTCCCACTGCTAAAGACTTTAAGGATGCTGCTAAGACAGCTAAGAAGAAATGAAGAAAGACAGCAAGCTAGAACGTGCTGGTGTAAGTGGCTATAACAAGCCTAAGAAGACACCTAACCACCCTACTAAATCCCATGTGGTAGTGGCTAAATCTGGAGACCAGACTAAGACTATTCGCTTTGGACAGCAGGGTGTATCTGGTACTGGAGCTGCTCCTAAGACTCCAGGAGAGAAGGCTCGTCAGAAGAGCTTCAAGGCTAGGCATGCAGCTAATATAGCCAAGGGTAAGATGTCAGCAGCATATTGGGCTGATAAGGTTAAGTGGTAAATAAAGCTTGACTTTTATATAAAATTGTGTTATAATTATAGGCATATATGAACTACGTCCAACTTGTAAATTCTGTACTACGAAGACTACGGGAAACTGAGGTTTCATCCGTATCGGATAATGCTTACTCTAAGCTTATTGGTGAGTTCGTTAATGATGCTAAGCGTCAGGTAGAAGATGCCTATGCTTGGAATGCACTGTCAGAAACGCTTACTGCAGTAACAGCTGACGGTATCTTTAACTATGTTCTTGTTGGTTCTGGACAACGGTTTAGGGTTCTTGATGTTCTAAACGATACCAGCAATATCGTAGTTCAGAATGCAACTACTCGTTGGATGAACGAACAGTTCCTCTTAACTTCAGTACAAAAGGGTTCTCCTGCGTACTACAACTTCAACGGTACAAACTCCAACGGTGATACACAGGTAGACTTATTCCCTATTCCTAATGGGGCTTATGATGTTCGTTTCAACGTAATCAAACCACAAGTAGCTTTGTCTGCTGATGCTGATATTTTGTTAGTTCCTTCTGAGCCTGTCATCTTTAATGCCACTGCAAGGGCTATCGCAGAGCGTGGTGAAGATGGCGGTATCTTAGCAGGTGAAATGGCATTCATTTACAACCAGTCCTTAGCTGATGCTATTGCTATTGAGTCTGGTCGTTATATCGAAGAATCTGCTTGGATGGCTATTTAATGGCTGAAGCTCTAGTCACTGGCTCGATTGCAGCTCCTGGATTCTCTGGGTTAAATACTCAGGATAGTTCTATTCAATTAGACAGTGGGTTTGCATTAGAGGCTAATAACTGCGTAATCGATCGCTACGGTCGTATCGGTGCTCGTAAGGGGTGGACTAAGGTCAACACCTCTGCAGCGTCCACAGGCTCGTTTAAAGCCATCTATGAGCTTGTTAAGGATGATGGTAATGTGGTTATCTCTGCAGCCAACAACAAGATATACACTGGAACTACTACCTTAACAGAGGCTGTGGTTCGTAACGCTACTAATACAGCTAACTTAACCTACACTATCAGTGATGATAACTGGCAGATCAGTGGTATGCCCTATGATACAGGAGCTACTCCTTCAGGACATGCTATCCTAGTTCAGGAAGGACATCCTGCTTTAGTTTATCATAAGCTAGGTTCTACTGCTCATGCTCATACTGGTGATTATGGTTTCCAGCGTTTAGGTGATGTAGCTACAAATCTTCCAGTAGGACAGACTGTAACTAGCTTTACTCCTAATTGTGTCATGACTGCTTATGGTCGTGTCTGGGTAGCTGATATGGCTGGTGATCGCCAGACTGTATACTTCAGTGATTTACTGAATCCTGCTGAATGGAAGACTGGTACATCAGGATACTTAAACATTAGTGAAGTAGTTCCTAACAATGACCCTATCGTAGCTATTGCAGATCATAATGGTTTCTTGATTATCTTCTGCACTAAGCACATTGTTGTCTATAGTAATCCAGTAGATCCATCACAGATGAAGTTAGAGGACATCATTGTAGGTGTTGGCTGTATCGCTAGAGACTCTGTAGCTTCTATCGGAACAGACTTATTGTTTTTGTCTTCTACTGGTGTTCAGTCTTTACAGCGTGTAATTCAAGAGAAGTCATTGCCTTTCAGGGATATCTCTAAGAATGTCCGAGATGAACTTTTAATCTTAGTAGCATCCGAATCAGCTAAGGGAATTAAAGCTACATACTTTCCTACTGATGCTTTCTACTTGTTGTCATTACCTAGTTCAGGATTTACCTATTGCTTTGACACCAGAGGTGTCTTGCAGAATGGAGCAGCTAGAACCACTATCTGGAAACAAATTAATCCTACAGCATTCTGTTTAACACAAGCTAGGGATTTATTGATTGGTAAGCCAGGATTCATAGGCAAGTACAATCTGTATGAAGACAATGGTGAAAAGTATCGTATGACATACTTCACTAACTACTTTGACTTTGGTTCTGCTACTACGAATAAGATCCTTAAGCGTATTAACGTAACTGCTATTGGTGGATCTAATCAGCCTATCGCTATTAAGTGGGGATACGATTATACCCGTAACTATTTCTCTCGTGGTATTACATTACAGCGAGTAGAGGTGTTTGAGTATAACACAGCAGAATACAATGTTGCTACCTACACTAATGGTATTGCTTTAGATATTGCTAACATTCCAGCATCAGGTTCTGGTACTGTTCTTCAGTTAGGCTTTGAGTCTGACATTGACGGTACTCCTCTTTCAATTCAGAAGATCGACTTCTTCCTTAAACAAGGTAAAACACTATGAGTAATTACGTTAAGGCAACTAACTTTGCCACCAAGGATACACTTCCTACTGGTGACGCAAACAAAATTGTTAAAGGTACAGAGATAGACAACGAGTTCAATGCTATTGCTGGTGCTATTAGTTCTAAAGCAGACATTGCTTCTCCTACATTTACAGGTACTCCTGCAGCACCTACAGCAACTGCTGGTTCTAATACTACTCAGTTAGCTACTACTGCGTTTGTTACTGCTGCGCTACAGGCTGTGTATCCAGTAGGTTCTATCTACATCAACTCTGCTGTATCTACCAACCCAGCTACTCTGTTAGGATTTGGTACATGGGAAGCATTTGGTGCTGGTCGTGTTATGGTTGGTCTTAATGCTAGTGATACACTGTTTGATACACTAGAAGAAACTGGTGGTTCTAAAGATGCCGTAGTTGTATCACATACTCACACAGCAACAACCACTGCAACTGACTCAGGACACACTCACACAGTTCCTTTGATTCAACAAGTAGGTACTTTTGGTAGTCAGTTACATGGTGCTTGGAATGGTGGATCAACAACTACAACAACAGGAACAGCTAACATTACTGCGTCTACTACAGTTGCATCATCTGGTGTAAGTGGTACTAATGCTAACGTACAGCCATACATTACAGTTCGTATGTGGAAGCGTACAGCTTGATAAAAGTACCAGTAGTAAATCGTAGAGACTATACGATGTATCTAGAACTCTACAGTAACATGCTTTGGTTTCATACAGATGTATTTAAGTGGACACCAAAAGTAAAAAGAGAATACCT